GGGTAGCGGCGGCGGGAGCTGCCATAGCTGCGATCGGGGCTTCCTTGAACGCTTGGGGCAGTGCAGGTTGCGCACCCGTCTCAGCCTTAGACGGCACCATCTTGAAGTCGATGGCGTTCTTGGCATCTTCGGTCACGCTCTGTGCCTTGGCCAGGGCCCACTCCTCTTGCGACAGGGGGCGCACAGCGCGGAACTTCATGACCGGCACAGCTTCGCTGGTGTCAAAGCGGGCTTCGGTCACCAAGCCAGTGATGGGGATGCCATGACCTGACAGGAACTTACCAAACGCTTGCAGGGGCATCTTCTCGCCTTCAGCCTTACCGAAGTACGACTTGGCGGGCACCGACAGGCGATAGATATTGCCGCCGATGTCATGCTCCAATGCAACAGCAAGACGCTTGCTGAAACGGCATGCACGGGCTTTGCCTTCACCGGAACCTTCGATGTTCTGGGGGCAGGTAGCGCATGCAGAGCTTTGCGGGTTGACCACTTCTGGCTCGGGCTTCACGCCTTCGGCAGACCAGCAGGCAGGCTTGATGTCTTTGCCTTCTTCATATTTCTCGGCGTAGTAGGTGCGTGAGACGCCCTTGCCACTGGCGATGATGACGAAGTTCATTGCGCGGTCCTCATTGCGTGCGACCTCTTCGCCGCCTACGACCATACGCCACACACCGCCCTTGATGGAGATTTGCTTGCCGCCGGAGCTGCCTGCAATATCTTTGGTTGTGGAGTCCTGCTGGTCGCGCAGGTAGTCGGGGATCATGGAACCGGATTGGAAAAGTGCAATGTTACTCATGGTGATTTCCTTTGTTGATTAAGAGGCCCTACGGACCGTGATTGAGTACCGTGACTCAACATTCATACCCTCAGGCATCTTGTCAGGATTTGAGGATAAGAATTCTTTGAACGCTGTCTGCGCTACTCGGCGTTCGAGCAGTTCAGGCGCGTCATTATCTCTGATGAATTGGTACATCTTGTCCCAGTCTGAAGTCCAGTACCGGGTTTTGATCGAGCGACGGAATGAACCGTGCTGTGTTTTTCCGCCATCTTGGCCGGTAGTTTTGCAAAGCTCCAGCAGCTCTTGCTCAATGGCACCCAACTGTTCGTCAAGGGCACCAAGCTCAGCTTCCATCTGCTTGGCTTTCATTTCTTTTGCGTCCCTGATCTTGATGTAGACCTGGACTAATTTGTCGGCATTTATGTCTGACATGGGTTTCTCCTGGGTGATTTGCGTTGAACTAGGTGTGGGGCGCTCACATGAAGCAGTGTCGCGGCGCTGTTGCACTCTGATACATTGATGCCGCACGGCGCTAACCCGTTTCGCCCCACAATTAAAATTATACAGTGTCAAATACCTTTGTCAAGCCGGCGCGCGTATTCAGCCATAAGTTCTTGGCTGATGGACTGAATGCCGTAGGCTTCCTGTTCTATGCCGGGGGACTTCTCGCCTATGCGCTCGCAGTAGTCCTGCCACACATGCACTGCCTCATGGACTAGCAGGCCTGCAATCTCGATAGGGGTGCGGCCTTCGCAGCTTCGTATACACACAATGCAAGCCCGCTCGTTCTTGGCGCTAATCAAGTGGTGGGTAGTAGCGTCTGCCTGCGGGGTTGCAATCCAGTCGCAACGCTCTTTGATTCGCAAATGGTGCAGGGCTTCGTGAAACTCATCTTCACTCAGGCACAGTGTGAGGAACGGGCCAGGGTGCGCTATGCGGCGGTCCAGCCATTCAAATTTTGATTCGGGTTTTTTGGGTTTCATTCGATTTCCTGTTTGTATAGTTCGACTAGGCTCAAATGCATGTCAACTTTGTTTTGCAGAAGGCTGTACATTCTGCGCTCAACCGGACTGCCTTGCAAGTGCGTGACGGTGACATTGTGCTTCTGGCCTGCGCGGTGGGCGCGTGAGTTGGCCTGGATGTAGAGCTCTGTGGAGGCTATTGGACCCCACCAGACAACTTGGTCAGCGCGGGTTAGGGTAATCCCGTGGGCGGTTGCTTGTGGCACCAACAACAGAATGCGCGGGTCGTCTTCGGTTTGGAACTGTTTGATGATCTCGCCTCGCCGAGTAGCGGACACGTCACCGTGGATTGCGTCCACCGTGTACCCATCTTTTATCAACACCTCTTGCAACATCTGCAATGAGTGGCGGAACGGCATGAACACCAGCACCTTCTGGTCGGTGCCATCAATAACTTCCTTAAGTGCGGCGTAGCGGGTTGCAATGTCAAACTCCACCACGTCACGGTCGTCAGTGTAGACAGCGCCCTGCGAGATTTGCAGTAGCTTGTTGAGCATAGCCGCCGCATTGGTTGCAGTGATTTCTGCCCCTGCCGCGATCGTCATCATCTGCTTGCGGATAGCGCCGTAGTACTTGTCCTGTTGAGCGGTGAGCGGCACCTCGCGGGCAGTGAACAGCAGGTCCGGCAGGTCAAGGCATTCCTCTTTGGTGAACCGAATCGCTGGCTGTAACACCTTATGCACAACGTCCTGTGCGTCACGCTTGGGCGCCCACTTGTACTGCGTGAGCTTGGTCATGACCTTGTCGCGGAAGGCGCCAAAGAAGCGGGGCACCGAGTCCGGGTTCACGATCTTGGCGAGGCCATACGCATCCAGCGGCGACTGCGATGCAGGCGTGCCAGTCATCAGCCACAGGCGCGTGCTAGGCTTTACAAGCGTTGCCAAGGCTTTCCATCTTTCGGTCTGGACACTCTTGATTGCGTTGGCTTCGTCAACGATAATGAGATCGAAGCCCCCTGCTTGCAGTTCGGGAGTGACTACCTTTACGCCGTCGAAATTGATGATGATGAATTCGTAGTTGCCCTTGACGATCTCTTGGCGCTTGGCCCGTGAGCCAGTCGCAATCGCCACGGTGCGATGCATCACCGTACGGAACAAGTCAGACCGCCATGCCGTCTCCATGATGGACACCGGGCACACAATCAATACGCGCTTCACGCGCCCCTGCCGCATCAAGTAGTCGGCCGCCCATGCTGCCGCACTGGTCTTGCCGGTACCAGCCTCATTGAACACATAGCACCGTGGGTGCATGGTGAGGAAGTGCGCGGTGTCGCGCTGGTGTTCGAACGGTGTGTACACGCCGGGCCAGTCGTAGCGTCCCAGGATCGGGCTTGGCACGTCTTTGATACCCAGGTTGCGTAGCAGTTGCACCTCGTCAAAGCCCCAGTTAACCAGCACTTGATCGCCTTCCAACACCTTGCTCTTGGGGATGAGCGCAGTGATCTGCGCCGGGTTCGGCGCGTTAAAAAGCAGTGCTTTATCTTGAATGATTTGCATGATTTGCCTGTTGAATAAAAGTTGAACGAACGAAAAAAGCTGGGTAGCGAACTACCCAGCAATACCCATCAGAGGAGAATGCCTGGAAACCCAAAACCAGGCCCCTCAATACTAAATTATTTCTTCCTTTCGCGCTTAGAAATTTGCGATTTCAGGCCGTTATCTTTTTGCCGTGCGAAGCTACGATTGGCGTTATCTGTGGTAGCCCGCAGGTTGGACAGCTTGGTGGGGTCGCCGCCCTTGGACAGCGCCTTCTTGTGGTCCACGTCCATGTCCGATGGCAGGTTGCCATGGGCCTTTTCATAGGCACGCCGCGCTTTGTTGCGGTTGGACCGGTTCTTGATCTGTTCAGGGGTGCCCTGGTACAGGGCGTACTCGCGCTTGTAGTCGCGTGGTTTGGTGGCCATGGTTCCTCCTAGCGGTGATGGTCACAGGTGGTTACGGGGCAGAACTTGCACAGGGGCCCCGAGCGTGGGTTCCACACGTTCAGGTTCAGGGCGTTCTCAATAGCACCGGCGCGGCCGGCCCAACGAGAGAGGATGTCAGGCAGGTGGTCACGCGTGTACTCAGAACGAATGATGTCACCAGCCACCACAAATAGCAAGACGCCCTTGACGGTGTCCACCTCGGGGTAGTGAGCCATAATCATTGCAGCCATCAGCTCAAGCTGGGCCTTGTCAGCGAAGCGGCTTGACTTGCCCGTCTTGTAGTCTGCTACCCGCGCGACCCGCTTGGGGACGTTGATTGCCATGAAGTCCGGGACGCCCCGGAACCATACGTCTTTATCAAAAAATCCACACGGGCTAAAGTCAGCTCGGATACCCATTTTTTCCTCGCACTTGATGTCGCCTTCAATGGCCGCGAGGGGTTCGATGTATCGCTGGAATTGAGCGAACTGAGGAGGGAGGGGTGTACGGTCTTTGATGTAGTCTTCAAATGCTTTGTGAACTGCTGTTCCATACAGTGTTGCTTCTGTCTCTGATTGCTTGAACTTCTTGAGGATTCGCACCTCGTTGTACTGGCGGGGGCAGTTTTCGAATTGCTTGATTGACGAGTACGAGTGGGCGAGTGCCATGGTAGAAGCCATCTAAGCCTTAGATGGTGGATGAGTTGGGATTACTGAGTTTACATCCAGTTGCTGGGTTCAGCAATCCCCATAGCTTTCCCCCATGCCGGACTCGCAGGCAAGCGGCAGATCGGGCGCCCACTTGGGGCGCCAGGACATGCATTGCTCAACGTAAGCCTGGGCAGCATCGGCTTCCTCTATCGGGGCGATGCAAGCGATAGCGTCATGCACGGTCAGCACCACAGGGTAGCGCTTTTGTACCCGCAGCATCTGCTCCCCGATGACACAGCGTGCCACGGCTTGGCAAATGTTTTCTGTAACCAGCCCGCCGTACACCTTGGTGCTGACACCCTTGGATTCGTAGCGCCAGCCAGGGCGCGAATCGCCCACCACGCGCTCTTCGGTCACCCGGATGAGGCCTGGGTACTGGATGTGCAACCCGCTTGGCAGGGTGATGCCGATGTCGTCCGTCTTGCACAGGCCCGGGATGTCGATCGTGGTCTCGTTGCCATAGTGCAGGGACTCCAGCGCCTTGTTGGCACGCTCCCACAGCTCAGGGATGCGGTTGTACGTCTGCCGGTAGGTCATGATGATGGACTTGGCTTCGGCTTCAGACACCTCCACCCCAGCTTGCAGCTTCAGGAACGCCCGCAGCTTGACGTGCCCAACGCCGTAGCCCGCGCCCAAAATCACGGTCTTGCCCACTTGCCGTTGGGTCTTGTCCACCTGCGCTATCGGCACGCCATAGATACGGCTTGCCATGATCTTGTACACATCTTCTTTGTCTTCGAAGGCTTGCACCAAGTCGTACTGCCCAGCCATCCAGGCCAGGGTCCGCGCCTCGATCTGCGAAGAGTCGCAGTCAATCACAACGTGCCCGGGGGGTGCCTTGATAGCCTTCTTGAGCTTGCCGCCGTACATGCCACGGGCAGGGATGTTTTGCAGGTTGACTTTGTCTTGC